ATTAAAATTCTGATGTAAAATCAGATTTTACCGAGACATATGCATTTTAATAGAATGCAATTATCTCGTTAAAAACCAGTGATACGCCGAAAGGCATTCGGACAACGACCCAAGAAAGATAAGTGAAACCTATGGAAAATACAGTAGAAACCGCTGATCTATTGTCACCAGAAATTCTGGCAGCAATACCAGCACAAGAAAATCCAAGTGAGGTAGGTTCTGTGTATAGCGCAGAAGACATTGCTAAGGCTCGTGAACAAGAGAAAGCAAAGTTATACCCTCAGATGGAAAAGATGAAAGAAGAACTATCATCTTTAAAGAAGGCTCGTGAAGAACAAGCCGCTAAAGAAGCAGAACGTGAACAACGTGTTGCTGAAGAGTTAGTTCGCAAAGAAGCACAAAAGAAAGAAGAAGAGGAATCTGAACTTTCTTTTAAAGACCTCCTAAAAAAGAAGGAGCAAGAATTTCAGGCTCAACTAGAGGCTGAACGTCTTGAAAGAGAACGTGCCTTTGCTCTATTAGAACAGGAACGTAAGTTCCAAGAAGTTATGAATTATCGTCAACAAAGAGTTGAACAAGAGCGGGACAATATTGTTCCTGAATTGATTGACTTGATTGACGGCAACAGTGCGGATGAAGTAGAGCAGAGCATCGCAATGTTGAAAGAAAAATCTGCTCGAATTTTGTCATCTGCTCAACAAGCAATGCAAAGCGCAAGACAACAAATGGCAGGAACTAGAATTACTAATCCTGCCGCAGGACCCCTCGATAATGATTCGGAACAAAAATCGTACTCACCTGATTCGATCAGGGAAATGTCATTGGCGGATTATGCGAAACAAAGAGCCAAACTACTTGGCACAGCAGCCAGCAATCGTGGTCAGGGACTGTTCGGTTAATCCCAAACAACTACTAGGAAAGGACTTGACCTAAATGGCAAGTGCAATTACAGGTACAGGGCAACTCGCAGGCGCCCCAACCGCTTACTCAGGCTCAAATACAAGCCTGAGCCAAGCAATTCAAACAATCTGGTCGAAAGAAATTTTGTTCCAGGCAATGCCAATTCTTCGTTTCGAACAATTCGCAGTTAAGAAGACTGAACTAGGTGTAGCACCTGGTCTTCGTGTGAACTTTCTTCGTTACAAGAACTTCGCAGTAGATCCAACTCCTCTAACAGAAGGTGTTCGTATGACTACGAATGCACTTACTGCAGAGCAAATTGCAATCACAGTAGCAGAACACGGTTATGCCGTTGCTGTTTCTGAATTGCTACTTAATGCATCATTCGATGATGTAATGGCTTCAGCATCTCGTCTTCTAGGACGCCAAATGGCGCAATACCTAGATGTACAAGCACGTAACACTCTGTCTGCAGCAACTTCTGCAGTGTTCGGTTATGACCGTTCATCAGTACAAGGTGTTAATGACTGGTACAACGAAGGTACAGTAGCAACACAAATGTCAGACCTTGATGGTAACTACAAGTTATCAACTGGTGCTGTAAAGGATGCTGCTCTTACCCTTGCTGGTAAGAACATCCCTCGTTTAGGCGAGACATATGTACAGTTCGTACACCCAAAGCAGTCCCGTGATATTCGTTCGAACCCAGAGTTCATCGAAGTTACAAAGTACGCTGCTCCAGGTAACTTCATGTTAGGTGAAATCGGTCGTCTATACGACGTAGTATTCATCGAAACAACACAGGTTAAGAAGTTGGCAGTTAACGCTGCTTACACAACTTCAACTTCTGTTGGTCTTCCAGCATCTCAGATTGAGGTTCCTGTTAAGGCTAACACTGCTCCAGGAAGTGGTGGAAACCCAGAGTCTGCAGATTACACAGCAGAAAAAGGTTATCTAACTACTGCTACTGGCAACGGTGCTGAAGTTTACGAATCAATCATGATTGGTGACAACGCATTTGGTCACGCAATCTCTCTTCCAGTTGAACTTCGTGATGGTGGCGTTCTTGACTTCGGTCGTGAGCACGCTCTTGCTTGGTATGCAATTTGGGGTCTTGGCGTAATTACCGATCAAGCAATTGTTAAGGTTTACACCAACTAATAAATCGCTTTACCTGATGTCTGGGAGCCTTACTCCTTTTTTGGCTCCCAGCCATCACTAACTAATTTAGGAGAATAAACACCGTGGCAAACACACAAACAAGTCCGCTTGATGCAACAGGCAAAGCAGCGGAGCAAGCAGCAAAGAAAAATGCAGAAGCATTAAAAAAGCGTAAAGAAGAAATTTCTATCGCTACTCAACTTGAGGCAGAGAGTCTAGAAAAAGATGTCTTTGATCCTAAAAAACCAGATGCTCCATTAGTACTGGATGAAATCGAGAATGTTGGAGTTTCAACTGCAGGTGACATGGTTGTCATTCGCACAATCACCGACATTGATGATATGAGTTATGGAGTTGGCAATACCTACACCTTTAAAGCAGGTGTTAAGTACAGGGTTCCAAAATCTCTTGCCGATTACCTAGAACAACTAGGTTACATTTGGCGGCCAAACTAAAGACTAGCCGTCGCTAGTAGTCCGACTCTCAACTGGTTCCCGCCCTCCTCCCAGTTGGGAGTTGGACCTTTTTATTTTTGCGCTGAATAAATTCTTAATACACGAGATGATTGGCATAGAATTTTAACGGAGGTTATGTGGCTACGATTGCAAGCCTAGCGGATCGATTACGGTCTGAAATTGGCGATATCCCAAAGTCTTTTGTTTATCAGTTTACCGCTGATGGAACTACTAACCGATACCTAATTCCTTACTCCCCTTTAGATGGATTAAATCTAATAATTAACTTAAACGGAGTAGATGTATCTGATGATGTAGAGGTTGAAGAAGCAACTGGTTATATTGTTTTTGATACGGTGCCTGCTGCAGATGCTGCAATAATTGTTGCTGGAAACTACTTTAGATACTTTACAACAACCGAAGTTCAATCTTACATAAGCACAGCGTTTTTAGAACACTCAGCCTTCCACACCGATGCCTACGGTCGCAGTGTTAGTCTGCAGAATATGCCTGCACTTGAAGAGTATCCCGTAGTTATTTACGCATCAACTCTAGCCCTTTATGCATTGGCTAATGATGCTGCTTTTGATATTAACGTCTTTGCTCCAGATGGTGTAACAATTCCAAGGTCTGAACGTTATCAACAATTAATGCAGATGATTGAATCTAGAAAACAACAGTACAAAGAGTTGTGTTCTCAACTTGGTATTGGTCTTTATAAGATTGATGTCTTTAGTTTCCGCAGAATTTCTAAGACCACTAATCACTACGTGCCAATCTTTCAACCACAAGAGATCGACGACCGCTCAGCCGCTACCCGTGTCCACTTGCCTACTCCTACCTATGGCAATGTGGAAACTCCAGTATCAATTGTTACTCAGGACCTCTTTGTCTATGAAGGAGATGCCTACGAGTTTACTATCGTGCTTGATTTTGAAGTCGACACCTATACCGCAAAAGCAGATATTCTAGGAGTAGGTATTCCTGGAGTTATAACAACTTTTACAATTACATTTCCAGTAGTAGGTACGGCAGACGGAGCAGGACTTCGTACTCTAAAATTAGCACTCACTGGAACACAGACACGTATGTTACCTCGAACCTCTTACTATGATGTTCAGTTAACTAAAGACGGAGTCACCCAAACATACGTTAGAGGAAAGATATTTAAGACAGAAGAGGTAACAGAATGAGTCAGTACGTAAGACCAGGAACTACTGTTCCAATTGTAGTAAATGACGTAATCTTAATAACTACACCCTCTGGTACTCAAGACTTTGGAACAAGTAGCGGTGCACTAGAGCCACAGGCGTTAGCGTATGAGCATACTCAAGGATCAGTTAGTGCTTCTTGGGTAATAACTCATAATTTAGGCTTTAAGCCTAACGTTACAGTTGTAGACTCTGCTGGTACAATTTATGAAGGTGAAATAACATACACTAATTTGAACTCACTTACGGTCTCGTTCTCTCAAGCCTTTTCAGGAAAAGCGTATTTATCTTAAGGAGATAATGTAGATGGCCCGTAAGTTTTTAACTCCAATTGATTTAAACAAATTAGAATTACAAAATGCAAGAATACAAAACTTAGCCACTGCTCCAGCAGACCCTACAGTTGGTCAAATTTATTATGACACAGTACTGGGATACTTACGCACTTGGAGCGGTTCTGCATGGCAAGCAGCAGGCACACAAGGAACTACTGGTGCTCAAGGAGCAACTGGTGCTGGTACTCAAGGAGTTCAAGGAACTGTTGGTGCTCAAGGAACAGTAGGTTCTCAAGGAGCAGTCGGTACTCAAGGCACCGAAGGTGCACAAGGAACTGTTGGTGCTCAAGGCACAGTAGGTGCTCAAGGAGCAGTTGGTACTCAAGGTACTGAGGGAACACAGGGAACAGTTGGTTCTCAAGGAGTTCAAGGAACATTAGGTTCTCAAGGTACACAAGGAACTGTTGGTTCTCAGGGCACTCAAGGAACATTAGGAGCGCAAGGAACAGTAGGTTCTCAAGGTACTGATGGTACTCAAGGTACGTTAGGTTCTCAAGGAACTGACGGTGCACAAGGTACTCAAGGAACTGTAGGTTCTCAAGGTGTACAAGGTACTCTTGGAGCACAAGGTGCTGAAGGTTCATTTGGTGGTATTACAGTTGGATACACATTCAGTACTAGCACAACTATGTCAGACCCAGGCGATAATTTTGCTCGTTTTAATAATGCTACATTAGCCTCAGCAACCATTCTTGCATTGGATGATAATCCTTCTGATGGTAACTATGATGTATCTAATTTCTTAACCACTATTGATGATTCAACATCTACAATCAAGGGTCACGTAAAAGTATCTAAGAAAAATGATATTTCTACTTTTGCTCTTTATACAATTTCTGGTGTTACAGATGAATCACCAAATTGGTTTAGTATTAACGTTGCTTATGTTTCTGGTAACGGAACCTTTAGCAATAACGATGAACTTCTATTTACATTTGCTCGTACTGGTGATGCTGGTGCTACTGGTTCTCAAGGAACTCAAGGAACACTGGGTGCTCAAGGAACTGACGGTGCACAAGGTACTCAAGGAACTCTAGGCTCCCAAGGCACAGTAGGTGCACAGGGAACACAGGGAACAGTTGGTTCTCAAGGAACCCAAGGAACTGATGGAGCCCAAGGAGCAGTTGGTTCTCAAGGTACACAAGGAACTGAAGGTGCTCAAGGAGTTCAAGGAACTGTTGGTGCTCAAGGAGTTCAAGGAACTTTAGGTACTCAAGGTACTGATGGAGCCCAAGGCACAGTAGGTGCACAGGGAACAGTCGGTGCACAAGGTGCTGTAGGTACCCAAGGTACTCTTGGTTCTCAAGGTACTGATGGTACTCAAGGTACTCAAGGTACGTTAGGTACTCAAGGTACTGATGGAGCCCAAGGCACAGTAGGTGCTCAAGGCACAGTGGGTTCACAAGGAACTGTTGGTTCTCAAGGAACTGAAGGTGCTCAAGGTACTCAAGGCACAGTAGGTGCACAGGGAACTGTTGGTGCACAAGGTACATCTGGTCTTGATGGAGATAAGTACTCCACAACCTCTACAACATCATTTACATTAGGAACTTCTGGTTCTCAAACAATTACGGTTACAGATCTAGCAGTTGATTACTCTGTTGGTCAAGACATCACTGTTGCATATGATGTAAGTAATATTCAATACGGTACCGTTTCAAGTTATAACCCTGGAACTGGCGCTCTTGCATTTAATAAAACCAGCAAAGTTGGTACTGGAACATACGCTTCATGGACAGTAAATCTATCTGGTGCTGTTGGTGTTGCTGGTGCACAAGGAACTACTGGCGCCCAAGGAACAGAGGGTGCTCAAGGTACCTCTGGTCAACTTGGAACCTATGCAGATACTATTACACCAGTAAACCCATACTCTGCAACAACTTTCACAATTACACATAATCTTGGAACACGAGATGTGTTAGTAACTGTACAAGATGCTACTTATAACGAGGTAGTTACTGATGTAATTGCATCAACTACATCTGCTGTAACTATCGGATTTGGAGTGGCTCCACAATCAGGTGAGACATACAGAGTAGTAGTTAAGGCCTAAGTGTGAGTAAACGTCATCTAGTTCCGCTAAACATCTTTGCCTCTACAGCAATTCCTACCCCTAGGAACACTGGAGATGCATTCTTTGATTATTCTAGTGGAAAATTAAAGATTTACAATGGTTCGGCTTGGTTAGAGTTTACTCCGACAGATGCCGCTCTTGCTGAGATCTTTATTGATGGCGGATTATTTGGTACTGCTTCATATGAATTAAATGCCGATGGAGGGTTAGTCGACTCAAATTTTACAGATGAGTATGACGGCGGAGGTGTTTGGAGCACAGCAACTTATCCAGATGGCCCACCTATCGACTTCTATGACGGAGGTATTTTTAGTACTGTTTACACCGCCAGTTTAGATGCTGGCGCTTACAATACTGTGTATACCGCAACGGGAATTGATTCGGGAAATGTTTAATAATAAAAAGTTTGTACTTAGAGACCTAGGAGCCAAATAGTGTCAACATTAAGAATTCAATTAAGAAGAGGTACTGCAGCGCAATGGACTGCTGCTAACCCAACACTGTTTGCAGGTGAAACAGGTTTTGAAACTGACACAGGTAAATTTAAAATTGGTGATGGCTCTACCATATGGAGTTCTCTAAGTTATCAAAACATAAGTGGTGCTCAAGGTACACAGGGTACCCAAGGAGTACAGGGAGTACAGGGAGTACAAGGTGTACAAGGTGTACAAGGTGTACAAGGATTACAGGGAGTACAAGGAACATTAGGTGCTCAAGGTACTGTTGGTGCACAAGGAACATTAGGTTCTCAGGGAGCAGTAGGTGCTCAAGGTGCTGTGGGTACTCAAGGAACTCAAGGTACTCAAGGTACTGAGGGAACACAAGGGACACAAGGAACTCAAGGAGTTCAAGGAGTTCAAGGTACGCAAGGAACTCAGGGAACATTGGGTTCTCAAGGAACTCAAGGTACACAAGGAACTTTAGGTGCTCAAGGAACGCTTGGTACCCAAGGTGCTACAGGTGCGTTTGGTGGAGAAACTTTTGAGTACAACTACTTAACTAATACCACTGATTCTGATCCTGGTGCTGGAAACTTTAAGTTTAACAATGCAACTTTTTCAAGTGCAACTCACCTCTATATCGATCCTACAGATGCCAACACTGTAAACATCACCTCTTTCTTACAGACAGTTGATGATTCAACATCTTCAATTAAAGGAACTATTAAAGTAACTGATATTACTAATCCTTTAAATTATGCGTTCTTCCAAATTGTTGGCGTACACGATGAAAACGCTGGCGATTATTTTGATGTGCCAGTTGCATACGTATCTGGTCCATTAGCATTATCAAATAATGATAATGTAACAATGACATTTGCTCGTGTCGGTGACAAGGGTGATCAAGGTATTCAAGGTGTACAAGGTGTACAAGGAGTACAAGGAAGTGCTATTCAAGGTACACAAGGTACTGATGGAACTCAGGGAACGCTAGGAACACAGGGTGCAGTTGGTTCTCAAGGTACTCAGGGTGTTCAAGGCACTACAGGTGCAGGCACACAGGGAACTGAGGGTGCTCAAGGAACTGTAGGTTCTCAAGGAACTCTAGGTAGCCAAGGTGTGGCAGGAACTTCTCCTTCAGGAACAGCCTCTGTTGCAGATGTACTAATGCTAGGCGGAATGTAACTAAAGTAGTTCTGTACTACCGTTGTGTATCTGGCTGTACTGCGCTGCTTCTTGTAAAAACTTTATAGGTTTGTATGTCTGTGGTTTTACCGTAAACGTATTAAACTTTATTTGATTTTCTTCTTGTTTCATTCTAAAGTTAAAAATGTACCAATCTACGGGGCAATTAATTCCTTTAGATTCAACATCATTTATTACTTTTTCTGCACCACGTCTGCTTACAGCATATCCTGCACATGACCACTGTTGATACGAACGACAGGTGTATTCTTGGTACACATCGTGCTCTGAAGAATTGTAAGCAAACAAAGAATCATCAGGAACAAAAAATGAAAAGAAATCCCAGATAGGCATAAGTTCACCTATATAAATACTTGCAATATTTTTAAAGTTTCTACTTACCATTATGTCATCTTCAAAAATAATTAATGTGTCATATTTAGATTCTAAAAACTTTTTATATGCCAAGTAATTACTTGCCCAAACTCCTATGACTCCAG